TACACTCAGCTATGATAGATTTATACAAAGAAATACTTGACTAACCACCATATGATACTGTACAACAGTTCTACAACGATAAAACGGAGAACAATATGACTGTGTCAGTAGATAAGTTGGTCAATGCGTACGCTAAGATACGCGACAAACGCTCGGAGCTAACCTCCAAATATAAAGAGGAAGAAGGTGCGCTCCGCGAGAAGCAGGACAAAGTCAAGTTGGCTTTGTTATCATACTGCAAAGAACACGAGGTAGACAGTGTGCGTACCGCATCGGGCCTGTTCTATCGCACCGTAAAGCAGCGCTACTGGACGAGCGACTGGGAATCCATGCACAAGTTTATCATGGAACATGATCTCCCTGAGTTCTTCGAGAAGCGTTTAAATCAAACCCACGTACGACAGTTCCTTGAAGAAAACCCTGACCAAGTACCGGCAGGCCTCAATGTGGACTCGGAGTACACCATCTCTGTGAGGAAAAAATGAGCGATATCGAAACGCCGTACATGAACATCAATAAGGTAGCAGACTACTTCAAAGTGTCTGTATCTACCATTCGTAAATGGGTGCACTCTGGGCAGATTCCTGCGGACACCTATATCAACATCGGCGAAGTTTACCGGTTTCGGCTGGACGATGTTGAAGCAGCCTTGACTGCTGCATCAAAAGAGGCGCAAGTTAGTGCCTCCATAACAACAATAAACGACGGAGAATAGTATGTCAGATATAACATTATTTGGTGAGGGTAATTCCCTCGTAAGCAGTGACCTGTTTAAGTCCCTACAAGAAGCAGATGATAATCTTGCTGGCGGTGGCGGTGGCGGTGGTTCGAACCGTATCAGTCTACGTGGTGGACGTTTCCGTGAGATGGTTAGTGGTGAGCAAGTAAACGTAAACAGTGAAGGCCTGTTGAACGTAATTGTTATTAACGCTGCGAAGCTGTCCCGTACGTACTACGAGGGTGTTTACAGCGCCGAGAACCCTACACCCCCATCCTGCTGGTCTGTTGATACGCAGACTCCTGCAAAAGAAGTACCTGCAGAAACACGTCAAGCGCTTCGTTGCATGGACTGCCCACAGAACATCAAAGGTTCTGGTCAAGGCGAGAGCCGCGCATGTCGCTTCAATCAGCGCATCGCAGTTATGTTAGAGGGTAAGCTCGACACTGTTTACCAACTGCAGCTACCAGCTACGTCAATCTTCGGCGAAGCCAAGGATGGCAAAATGGGTATGCAAGCGTATGCCAAGTATCTAAGAGCGCACAAGACGCCATCTATTGCAGTGGTAACGCAAGTGTACTTTGACGAAAACAGTGACACACCAAAGCTGTTCTTCAAACCAACTCGTCCGTTGACTGAGGAAGAACTACAGCAGGCTGTGGCAATGAAAGATAGCGATGACGCTATCAAAGCAATTACGTTGACTGTGTCCCAAACCGATAAGGTTTCAGTTAAACGTGATGACGGTAAGGTTGCAGATGACGAGATTGATCTCGACGCTGTGCCCGAGCCGGTGAAGGTCGCCAAGAAGAAAGAGGTTGCTGCTCCCTCTGCCGAGGCTGATCTAGCATCTATCGTAGACGACTGGGATGACTGAGGGGTCACTCACCTAGTCTAAGCGATAGATATTCGTGGCGGGTTTGTTACCCTTTTCAGAACCCGCCACGATACACTTTGGGAGCAGCAGCAATGAACACACTAGATTTTTTAGAAGGCGTACTCAGTAGTACAGGTCACTACTGCGTGTTCGCCGCCAAGAGCAAAGACGACATCCGTATACAGAAGTTCTACGATACCTTTGAGGAAGTAGAACGTGCCGCGCAGAAATTCGACGCAGACGGATTTGACGTATACTTTGCCTTGAGCACATTCGAAGAGCCAACCAACCGTAAAGGCGCAAACGCTCACGAGTTGAAGTCCCTATTCATAGACTTGGATTGCGGACCCTTGAAAGAATACCCTAGCCAGCAGGCTGCAGTCGCTGCCCTACGTGGTTTCTGTAAACAACTATCTCTACCTAAACCTCTTATGGTCAACAGTGGACGTGGTGTGCATGCGTACTGGCCCCTTACCGAAGCAGTTTCGGCGAAGGATTGGTTAGTCGCAGCAGAGAGTTTGAAGCAGGCTTGTGCTGACCACGGGTTACTTGCAGACCCTGCGGTTACTTCGGATGTGGCGCGAGTACTTCGCGTACCAGACACACACAACTACAAGGGTGAACCACCCCTACCTGTAGATTTCTTCGGCGTATCTATGCCAGAGCCAGTAGTTCTGTCCGAGTTCGTGGGTAAGCTGGGAGTGCTGTTGAAGCCAGTTTTCAACATCGACCTTGGTAACGACGCACTGTACGACGCGTACGCAGACAACTCCGAGAACGTATTTAAGACTATCATCAAGAAGACTGTTGAGGGTCGCGGATGTGAGCAGCTGAAGTTTATCGCCACCTGTCAAAACGAGGTTAGTGAGCCTTTATGGAGAGCGGGTCTGTCTATTGCGAAGTTCTGCAGTGACGGGGATACCGCAGCGGTAAAGATTTCCAGCAAGCACCCTGCGTACAACGAAGAAGATATGCGTAAGAAGATGGACGAGATAAAAGGTCCGTACACCTGCGCACGTTTCGACGAACTGAATGAGGGCACCTGCCAAAACTGTCCTCTGTGGGGCAAGATTAAATCACCTATCGTACTGGGCAAACGTATTCGGCAGTCCGAAGGCGAGGTCATTGTTACTGCGCCAACACTCAAGGCAGGCGTAAAGAAGTCCGAAGATTTTGAGATACCAGAATTTCCTTCCCCCTACTTCCGTGGTGTGGCAGGGGGAGTGTTCCTGCGTAGTAGCAATGCTGACGGGGACATCGACGAAGACCTGATCTACCACCACGACATCTACATTACGAGAAGACTACACGACATCGAATTGGGCGAGACGCTAGTGTTCCGCCTACATTTACCACGAGACGGTGTGCGCCAATTCAACGTGCCTCTTATGAGTATAACTTCACGCGAGGAGTTCCGTAAGTGCATGTCCAAGGAAGGCGTAACCGCATTTGGGAAAGGCATGGATAAACTAATGGCATACACAACAAAATGGGTGGATGAATTGCAGCGCACTACTATTGCGGATGAAGCACATCGCCAATTCGGCTGGGTCGGTGACGAGATGGGGTCTTTCGTGCTGGGCGACAAGCTGGTCACTGCGACTGGGGTGGATTGGAACCCACCTTCGTCTGCAACGGCAGGGCTGATAGATGCGTTCGAGCCAAAAGGTACGCGTGAGAAGAACCTTGAGCTGCTTAATTTTTACAACAAACCGGGGTACGAGTTACACCAATTCGTTGTCGGTGTCGGTTTTGGTTCGCCGCTGATGGCAGTCACAGGACTCAACAGTATGTCTATACACCTATATGGTGGTTCGGGTGTTGGTAAAACAACTGCACAGATGGCGGCTATAGGTATCTGGGGTAGTCCCGAAGAACTGATGAACAGCAAAGAAGATACGCACAACTCTCGTATGCTACGGGGCGAGGTGATGCACAATATCCCGCTGGTGTCTGATGAGATGACGAACGTAAACGGCGAACAGATGTCTGACTACACCTATCAAGTATCTAGTGGGCGGCAGAAAAACCGCATGTCCGCTAACGGCAATACCGAGCGCGTTCGGGGTAAGCCTTGGCAATTACTTGCGTTGAGTTCGGGTAATACGAGCGCATGGGAAATCTTAGGTCGGCATAAGGCAACGCCGAAAGCAGAGATGCTGCGGATGTTTGAGCTAAACGTGAAGATGATGAACTTTAAAAAAGGCGACAATACTGCCACTGCCCACCTCATAGAAGACTTTAAGTCGAACTACGGGCATATCGGCATTGAGTACATTCAGTGGGTCATCAACAACAAAGACGAAGTGCGTAGTATCGTAGACTCTGTGCGTATACGCCTAGACAAGGCTGCAGGTCTTGGGCCGGAGCATCGGTTCTGGACGAACGGTAACGCCGCGATTATCGCTGGTTTGATGATTGCTAAAAAGTTGGGCCTCGTGAACTATGACATAGCCGGAGTGTACAAATGGATTGTGGGTGAGTTGATTTCTCGTCGCAGCTACGTCAGCGATGCAGGGGCATCCGTCACTGAAACACTGAATAACTACTTGTCAGAGAACTACAACAACTTGCTCAAGATCGACAGCACTGAAGACCTACGCGGTAAGAACGATAGTGGGTTAGATCAACTCGTGCCTATCGGCGCATCGCCACGCGGCCATCTGGTTGCACGTTATGAGCCTGATACGAAGCTACTGTTCCTGCGGATCAAGCCGTTTAAAGAGTGGTGCGTTGACCAGCAGATTAACTACCAAGGCGTAGTAGACGCACTGAAGGACAAGCTAGGTGCTAAACGCAGCAAGAAACGTCTGACTAAAGGCACGGACTTCAACCTGCCGCCCGAGGCAGTGCTGGAAATGGAGTTCTCTGGAATGGAGGGGGATGGCAATGGATCAGAAGGTTCTGAAGGTTGATGACCTAAACCCTGACGGCCTTCGGGTCACTGTGAACTGGGAGGATATGGGTGTTGAGGCATCTATATTCGTACCCTGCGTCAATACCGAGAAGGGTAAAGAGCAGCTAAAAAAGATCGCAAAGCGTAAAGAATGGGCCTTTGAGATGCAAGTGTGTATCGAAGGTGGCAAACTAGGTTTACGAGCTTGGCGCACTGTGTAATACTTTAGGTACACAGCATTTCTATGCTGTTCTCCACCTGTCAACTGGCCCTCACCAATCCTTATGCGGTGAGGGCTTTTTTTGTTAGAAGTCGTATTGGTCTAAGATACTTCTCTCGAACGCCGAGGTTGTAATCCCGCCACGCATATCACCCGTGGTCCGCTCGAAGGTTTTACGCGACTGCTCTTTGGTCTTCTCGGTAATAATTTTCTTACGTGTATCCGCATCTTGCGGAAGCCCTGCATTATACTCACGGATAAGACGTTCCACCTCTTGCAGATCGTCTCTGTTGCCTTCCCGTATAGCCATGTTCCGACGGCGCAGAAGTTTAGTCTTTCTGCCGTTCACGGTATCTGCACGACGACGAGCGTTCTTGTTCGCCTCTAGCTGTTGAATATACGATTGCGGTGCGAAGCCTGCTAACTGCATGACCACGTTGTAGGGGTTGATGTCCTCAGTAATTGCATCGCCGCGTCGTGTCTGCGCGCCTTCAGTAGCAAAGCGGAAAGCCTTCATCCCGTTTCGAATAGACGCAGGGACTATTGCCTCAGCACCACGGTACACTTCACCTTCAGCTATCTGCTTAATGCCGCGCTCCACGCCCAAGCTAACGCCTATAACTGGACCGCCCAGCTGTTCGATCAGGGTCCACATCGCACTCTGGTCTTTGTCGATGATAGGCGCACGGTACAACAGACTGTTAAGCGAGATACGGTTAGCTAAGTCTACACCCAAAATCTCGTTGGCGAGACCGCCCCAGATACCTTCGCCGTAAAACTGACGCTGCTGGGTTTCGAAGTCGTCTTCGTCATCATCTGCAAACATGTTGTACATAGCGCCGATTGCACCCATCATTGGCATGCCACCCATACCCGCAAACAAACCCGTAGACACAAGGAAGTTTGCACCACCTTTACGTGCGGCTTTGCTATTGTCGGCTACCAGCTGCGCTTCTTCGCGAGATATGCCTCTATCCTTCATAATCGCGTCCACGTTGGTTGGACCCGCGGACTCCTTTGCCAACTTAGCCATCATATAATACTTACTGACCGCAAAGCGTTTGAAGAGGAACAAGATATTCCCGATTGGCCCCTGTGCTATGATCGGACGACCTGCTGCGGCAGTGGAACCTAGAGTAAACTCTGTGTCGTTGATCGCCTGCTGCGCCGCATCGCGGTAGTCTTGGTCGGATAGCTTCCCGCCTTTATTACGCTGAAGTTTTTGGACCTCTAACATATACGCAGCTGTGAGTGTTGTCTCGCGGTTAAACCGTTCCGAGTGGTGGAACATAAAGCTCGAATACTTGTTTACAGTCTCCATAGGGGAGCTACGACTGATTTCTAAGTCTTCCTGCACCATGGACTGATTAAACTGCCCTTGATCCACACCCATAGCGATAAGGATATCTGCACGTACGTTTTTTAAAGCCTGCGGTAGATCATCGAACATGTAGTTGGCGATAGATTTACCTGCCATACCCATGTCTATTTCTTGGGATACCGGTTCGCCCTCTGGACCTGTGACCGTAACTGTACGTTTACTAGGCGCGCCTGCAAATAGTTTAGTGGCGGCACCAAATGCTTTACCAGTATTCCGAACACCGTGCGAACCGGCGAGTACAGGCATGGCACTCATGGCAACGTCGAAGAACGTAATCGCGGCTGACGAGAAGTTTAGACCCATTGTAAAGGCGAAACCCAAGCTGTTCACGATTTGCGAGTATTGCGGCACGTTAGGGTTAGACGCAAAGCCAGCAACTTTGTCCAGCTTATTGGCCATCATAGCAGTACTTGGATTCGTCTTGTACGGTTCCAGCTTTGCACGGAACTTCGAGATGTCCGCTGCGGACTTCATCTGCACCAGCTGTCTGTTAAGGTCGCGCCCTTTTTCCTTCATCATAGTGTAGGCATCGAACTCCATGCCACCTATACCTGTCGGCGTTGCGTCCCCAATAAACCCTCGGACCCCTTTACGATTACGTAGGCTCTGCAGAAACGAGCGCTCAGGCATCGCGTCCAGCGACAAATCCACGAGGTCTTGCATCGTTTTTCTATAGCCTTCGTTGGTTTCAAACAACTCTTGGTTGAA